GCGCTGGTGAACATGGCCGTGGCTTTGCGGTAGTTGCCAGCGAAGTGCGCAATCTGGCGCAGCGTTCATCGTCTGCCGCCCGTGAAATCAAAGATCTGATCAGCACCTCGGTGCAGCAGGTCGCGAACGGCGCACAGCAGGCGGCGGGCGTGGGTGAAAACTCAGAAAAAGTCACCGATGCGATCAATCAGGTGGCCACCATCGTGCATGAAATAGCGACATCCGCTATTGAGCAGAGCCGGGGCATTGAGCAGGTGCATCAGGCGATTGGCCAAATGGATGAAGTGACCCAGCAGAACGCCGCGCTGGTGGAAGAGGCATCTTCTGCCTCCCGTTCGCTGCAGGATCAGGCGGAAACCCTGACCCGACTGGTCTCCTCATTCAAAATGATCGGCGACCATCATGCGGTAAATAAACCGCAGGAAGCGCTTCGTCGTCCGGCGCCTCTGAGTGTCAAACAGCCGGTTGCCGCGGGCGACAGCAGTTGGGAGAGCTTTTAATCTCTGACGCGATCCTCCCCGTTCTGGCGGGGAGGATCTTTTCGCCGTAGCCATTGCCGTTAAATCCGCAGTAGTATTTCTCTCTCTCCCCACCGCAACAGATCCTCACCTCGATCGCGCTTTCCGCCTGGTACACCTAAGCGCCGCCTAAAAAAAACAGAGGATGAGTTATGATCGACCACTTGGATCATCTGGTGTTAACCACCCACAACGCAGAAGCCTGCACAGCCTTTTACACCCGCTTATTGGACATGCAGCTGATCACCTTCGGTGAAAATCGTCAGGCGCTGGTTTACGGCGCACAGAAAATCAACGTCCATCAGTATGGCCATGAGTTTGAACCGAAGGCACATTTGCCGGTGCCAGGCTCGCTGGATCTCTGTTTTATATGCAACATCTCGCTTGAAGAGTTGATTGCGCATCTGCACGCCACACAAACCCGTATCATCGAAGGACCGGTTACGCGCACCGGTGCTCGCGGCCCAATTACCTCGGTTTACGTACGCGACCCGGATTTAAACCTGATTGAGTTGGCGAGATATGAGGAGTGAGAAGAGGCAGGATGGAGTTTGGCTATTGGAGAGGGTTGCTTGTTCAGGGGATGAGAGGCGATTGAAGTAAGGGAATGGATAACAATTTTAGAAATGAAAAGGTTCCTGTGAGGATTCCTGATGTTGAGCTTTGCCTGAACATAAAGTCAACCAGTCAGGGTTAGTAGCCCTGTTAGCATGGAGGAAGTTTTGTATCCAGAAGTAGTTAAGTTGCTAAAAAAAGACCGAATACGATTTGCGGTCTTTAGAATCAGTAAGTTAGTATATTGATTGGCGATATTTTGGCTATACAATCTAAGTTTTATGAGATTGTACCCACTACAAGTGACGTTTAATCAGTCCTGATGCCAAAGTGAGCCTGATGATACTTATCGTACTTAAGGAAACCATCAGGAAACCCATAACTTCGCAATAAGCTACAACCCCAGTAGATTGCCATAAAGGAAGAGACAAAAAATTATGATTAAAAACATCTTCTGAAAATAAGATCAGAATGACTGGAGAAACTAATATTACAACTCCCAACCAAAACATGAAAACTTTTAAAGAAAACACTAAGTTGTAATACCATCTCATACCAAGGCGATTCTTTTTCCACACAAATTTTAAAGGTTCTATTTTTATATCTAAAATTTCACGACATCGTATATAGCTTTCAATATCTTTTACGGGGTTGTTACTTTCTACTAAAGCCTTACGCTGATGTATTGTCAAAAATGAATCCTTTGTTATAGCAGCATAACCATACTCCATTGACAGATTTTTTAATTTTTCATCACCTGATATTTGATACAATTCATAAGCATGTTTACTTAATTTTTCACGCTCTTCAAATCTTGCCTGTTTTGATTTCACCCAGTTTTTCAATGCCGCTGCAAAAGCTATTATTAGCGAAATTGCTGGAATGGCGACTTTAGATGTAATTTCCCAGTTTTCCGTCATGTAATCCTCTTTTTAAATGAAATTAAACTAATTATTAAATATTTCCCAACGGGCATTTAATGCCTCGATAGATAATTTATGGGAAATTAACAATTCACTGCCGTTGTAATTTTGATAGTATTTATCTTGAATATTGGAATTAAAGTAAACTTTTAATGATAAGGGATGAATCGCTAAAAGGTTTAGGTCGTAAAGTGTGTGAATATCACTTCTAAGTAAAATTCCATTTTCGATATGGTTGTGAGAGTCATTTCGATAAGCATCAATATGCGCTGCTTCTAGTATGTCCACAACCTCACAGCCCGTAACTGCGCATAAGGGATTACTTAATATTAGTTGATTACGGAATTTTTTTTGACCTCTTCTTTGTTTAATGGCGCGTTTAACCAATATTCTTTCATCTTGACTGTTGCGTTCGTAATTATCATCGGCATCATTTTTTGCAAGGACACTATCGATTTCATGTTTTTTATATAATATTTTTTGTATCCATTCCAGATCGACTTCCTGAATGGAGCTCTGAACATTATATCTGGGTGTGTTTTCTTTCAATTGAGCCATGCTAATGTTGCTTATTTCAATAAAGTTATCAGCATAGTTGGCAGTAAATTGCTGAATCTTTTCATTAACAATTAACGGTTCTTCAAACTTATGGTCGTTGTTACACCTCCAGGTCGGCTTAAGGGTTTTACGAGGTGTTAACTTCTTCGCATTGCAGCCTGGATGAGGACATTTATTTCTTAACTTAATTCCAGGCTCTGAAGTGATTTTTTTCACTATGGATACGCCGATAACTTTTTCGCGATTCGTAATAATTACTAAGTCGCCATTTTTAACATTTTTGTGATTCGCTACCAGATTGTCGTATCGATAATGCTGTGATGAATCATCTTCGTATCCATTATTGCCAAAGTAGCGTAAGTCAGACTGCTCAATAGTCTTGAAGGACCATGCTCTTTTCTTCATTTAATTTCCTTAAAAGTTATATTCCATCGTGAACACTACTTTTCCTAATGTTTCAACTTCATCTATACCACATACAAAATTAGAAGATTTGTTTGTTACGCTAATTTTTCTACCGGGTAAGAGCGCTATATCATAAATATCATATTTATTGTCAATACCTAATAACCATCGCCCATTGCTCAAGCTTAGAACTGAATTATCAACCACCCACGAGTTTGCACTACTAGTGACAAATATGGGTGATAAAGGTGGAGCGGGAAGAAAAGATAAGTCGGATGACCATCCACCTGCATCGATAAGAATGCCAGCATTTAGATGTTTTTTTGTAATGGAAGCGCCTTGAGGTTCAAGTCCTTGTTCTTTGTTATTAGTTCCCTTGCCAGTTGCAAGCCATGCCAAAGATGCGCCCGTATCAAGTGCGCAAGTGACGACTACGTCACCAGGAAAATAATTCCGCCGAATCCAAGTGCTCACAGTACCAGAAGAAATATTCAATAAATCACAAAGTTGCTTTTGCAAGGTGAAACCGTATGCATCCATGATGCGACGCAGGACAGGTTTCCCACCATTTGACATGATTTCGTTATAAAGTGCCGCGCCCTTACGAACTGAATGTGCTGCAATTAAATTTGCTTTTGCAAGATCACCTGTCATCAGCCACTGAAGATCAGCACCTGTATCTAATGCGCATTTGATAATGGCATTACCAGGCACGCTATCTCGCTGAGTCCAGCCACTGATGTTGTTCGCTGGTATATCAAGAGCCACCGCAAGCTCTTTCTGAGTGTTAACGCCGTACGATGACATAAGCCTTTCGAGAATCTGAGCGCTATTGCCCTTCTCTGGAATCATAAAACACCAATAAGTGATAAATAATCATTTAATGAATCGTATTTACGATCTAAAGTGTTTGCACACCACATGCAACACGATAGAACACAACGACTCAAAAGGAGATTTTGCGTTATGCATACTGAAAATGCAAACAGCCAGAACGCATTTGACTTAGTGCAATCCAAGGGCTTTATTGCCAGCGTAGCGGCTATTCTGATGCCTGCGCTAAGTGAAGCGGTAAACGAGGCAGTAGAGAAAGCTGTATCTCTTTCTACGTCACCCACCATGTCAAAGCAGGATTTTGCCTCTGCCAACTGTATTAGCATGTCTGTATTGGAAAAATGGATCGCTAACGGTGTTGTGCTTCTGGCACCAACGCCGTCTGTTACCTATACCCAAGCTCGCAAGAACAAGAAGACGGGCGAGATTGTAGAAACCACCATGACCAAACATGGAAATCCCCTTATCAACGTGGCTGCATGGCGTGAAAAAAACCGTCAACAGGCACTTAAATGTCGCTACATCAAACCTTAATTTGATTTTGCAAGTTTAAAGGGATCCCAACATGTTTGATTTTGAGCTTTCTTCACATCCGCATTTCGATAATGCATGCCGCGATTTTGCTAACCGACATAACCTGGTAAAGCTGGCAGAAAGGGCAGGGATTAAACCGCAGACACTGCGCAATAAGCTCAACCCGGAACAGTTCCACGAACTGACCGTTAAAGAGATGCTATCGCTAATTGCCGTCACTGAGGATATGTCTCTGATGGATGGCGCGCTTTCGCAGCTTAACTGCCTACCAGCAGTCGCAGTAAATGAGCTGGCCACTGAAAGCCTTCCCGTTTACGTCATGAAGGCTACGTCTGAGATCGGGCAGCTTGCTGCTGGTGCAATATCTACTGACCGTATGACCGCGAGCTGCAGACGCGGCTTGCTGCAAAACGTGAATACAGGCATCCGCTGCCTGACATTAGCCGCTCTGGCTGTACAGGCACGTATCCAGGCAAATCCCACTATGGCATCGACGGTTGATGCTATCAGCGGGCTCGGCGCATCAATCGGTCTGAGCTGAGGTGCTTATGTCCTTTTCAATTGCGCCTTTGCTCAAGCGTCAGAGTCAGTCGCCATCTTTCGGACATGGCTGGATAGCCACGAAATCGAGTGAGCGTTGGCACCCTTGCAACGATCAGCAGCAGTTGTTGCGTGAACTGTCCACCAGGCGCCAAAGCGTATTACAGCGCATCAAATGTTTTATCGGGGGTTAAATATGGCAAACGCCGCTCTCGCACTGACAGGTAAGAACGCACCGGCATCTTTTACCGAAATTCGCCTGGTACATGCCCGTGTAGATAAAGTTGAAAGGATGACTTTTGATGAGTTTCGGAAAAGCTGGCGACAGATGCGAGACAACAACAGCAATCCGGCCCTGAGATATTTTAATCGCCAGAATGGCGAGTTTAAATTCTGTGTTTTAACACTGGCAAACCGAGAACAGCCGGGTACTTTTAAGCAAGACGAGATTGGCCGGCCGTTCGAGTATTTTGATGAAAAGCGCCGAGAGTTAATCATCATTGCCATGAATAAAATAGTGCGCTGGGGAAATATCCTGCCGCATCGGTTCTCAACTGCGGATTGTTTTCTGCCTGATTAAATAGCCCGTATCGAAATAATTGACGTAAACCCGTCGGGCATTGTTTTGCCTAAAACTGGAGAGAGTTAAATGCGAAATATCGAAACCCATTATTACACCGCTGATGTGGAAGCAATGACCGCAATGCTGAATAAAGCCCGCGGTGAAGAACGCAGAGATCGTGCATTGGTTGTATCTGCACGCCTGGCAGAGTTGGCTGTGCATGTTCATCAGCAAGGATTAAACGGCATTGAAGCCGCCGAGCTGATTCGCCGCGAAGCAGAGCGTTATGAAAATGAATCAAGGGAGCTGCACTAATGGCTGACGCAATCGACATGGCGCAACAACGCAGTGAAGAAGTGCTTGCCCGTAGCATTGCGCAAATCATTCATCGTCCGGCGGCGGTCAGCGCTTCCTTTTGTGAAGAGTGCGACACGCCAATACCAGAAGCGCGGCGCCGGGCTATTTATGGTGTTACTCGCTGCGTCAGCTGCCAGCAAATATTTGAACTCAAAGCTACTCACTTCAAAGGTCATTAATTATGAATTTTGCAGCAAACAGCCCTGCTAACACCGTAATTAAATTGTTCGAGGGGAATATAACGGATACTGCCCATCTCGACACCCTGGCGTATCAGCCGTATCAACTCGGCCAAACCAAAGAGGATAAACATTGCCCGCTACGAGCGAAGCCAGAAACTCGCCAAAATGCCCAGGAACAAGAAAAAGTTCTGTCGGCATTGGAAGAAATTGCCTCTCCCCGCTACGGAAAAACGCAACAGTCTTCTTTGTTGCCTGAACCGCTATATGAATATCTGACTCTAGAGATTCCACTGTCTCCCACTGAAGGAATCCGCGTACTCGGGTGTTCTCATATTGTTGGCTTACGTTTTTCAATGAGGTCAGCACTACTTTTAACCACTCTTCGTGATGTGGCCACGTTGCTTCGGTATTCCATTGCACACGACGAGCAAGCTCATTTCGACAGGATTTTTCGGGAAGCCAGCGCTCAACTTCGTAATTTTGCGTCTGATTCAAAAACGCGTCACAAGCGGCACACATGTCGGTCGCTGATAAAAGTTTTGCAGCGTTTGGAAGTGAAGACGCGTCGAGCGGGAAATGCATACGATCCGTGTAGTGAAGGCGGTCTGTAAATGGTTTCTGAGGCATCGTCCATTCTCTCAAATGATAAGAGAGGACACTCTAAATTTGAAACTAAAAGCCAGCAAGAATACGCTTACCCGTGGAACATTCCACGGGAAGCTATTGCCAGTCCTTATCTTACCTATGACGAACAGCATCGCCGCGATCAAATGATTGCGGCTTTGTCGCATGCGCAGCAGCTGCTGGCTCTACAACCTTCGATCGTGCAACTCGATGTAAAACGGCGTATCAGCGAGCTGGAAAAAACAAACGGCATAGCCCGTGCCAATGCGTACTTTGCAAAAACCTTTGTTGAGCGCACATTGCCACGAGTTGAATGCGTCAGCGCTCAATACCGACTTAATGAGATGAATCGCGGCATCGCAACAATGCTTGCTGGTAATCAGGCTAAACCACAAGGTGCGGCTCATGCAGCAGCGATGTTATGGGAGCTGATGAAGCGTTATAACCGGCTGCCTGACATGGCTCGCGCAGATGTGGATCTGCTGGCTGGCGATATTGCTAATTTTATCCTGGCGGAAATGGTGCAGGTCCATGCTCAGGCCAGCGATGAGTCAGATTATAAATATACGCACCGCGTATATATGGCTGCCGCAACCATCACTCGCGAACTGAACCAGACACCGCCTCTGTGGGATAAAGTTACATCACGTCTTTTTGACCCGGAAGAAGTCACCCCGGCGATCATGCGTATGCAGACAGAAAAATGGTGGAAAGGGCGCCTGCGCCGCGTCGCTGCATCGTGGCGTGAACACCTGCAGATTGCCTTGGCCAACGTCAGCAAGAAACATACTCCCTACGCCAGCAACATGACCGTATCTGAATGGCGCGAGCAAAAGCGCCGTACCCGCGAGTTTCTCAAAGGCATGGAGCTTGAAGATGAGGATGGCAACCGCATCAGCCTGATTGAGAAGTACGACGGCAGCGTGGCCAATCCGGCTATTCGTCGCTGCGAGTTGATGACCCGCATCCGTGGCTTTGAAAATATCTGCAATGAAATGGGATTTGTTGGCGAGTTCTACACGCTGACGGCGCCAGCCCGCTTTCACGCCACAATCAAAACCGGCCACCGTAACCGTAAATGGGACGGTGCCAGCCCGGCCGAAACGCAGCGTTACCTTTGCAACGTCTGGCAGAAGGTGCGCGCCAAGCTCCACCGGGAAGACATCCGCATCTTTGGCATTCGTGTTGCCGAGCCACACCATGACGGCACGCCGCACTGGCATATGCTGATGTTTATGCGCCCTGAAGATGTGCAGCGCGTGCGCAGCATCATCCAGGCTTACGCTTTTGAAAAAGATGGCCATGAGCTGACCACAGACAAAGCCAGAAAAGCGCGCTTTCACCCTGAAGCCATCGATCCAGAGAAAGGCAGCGCCACCGGTTACGTGGCTAAATACATTTCAAAGAACATCGACGGCTATGCGCTCGACGGCGAGCTGGACGATGAAAGCGGTAAGGCGCTGAAGGAAACCGCCCCGGCCGTTTCTGCCTGGGCGGCGCGCTGGCACATCCGCCAGTTTCAGTTTGTCGGTGGTGCGCCGGTGACGGTTTATCGTGAGCTGCGACGCATGGCTGACAGCGAAACTGCTCATGGCCTAAGCGTTGAGTTTGCAGCAGTGCATGATGCCGCAGATGCCGGGCAGTGGGCTGAATACGTCAACGCGCAGGGCGGCCCATTCGTGAAACGTGATGAACTGGCCGTACGCACCTGGTATCAGGCAAGCGAAGACTGCAACGAGTACGGCGAGGAGACTGTGCGTATCAAGGGCGTTTACGCAACGTCTGTTGGTGAAGATACCCCGATTTTAACCCGGCTCGCGCAGTGGAAGATTGTGCCGAAGCGTGCCGTTGATTTGGGTGTTGAACTTCGGGACGCGTCCGCGTCCCCTTGGAGTTCTGTCAATAACTGTACGGAAGCAGGTAAGCCTGCCGATGAGTCAAGTGCAGAATTCGACTTTTCACAGCCGAAACGCCGTAAAGAACGGCGAAAACTACTGTCGCGAATACGCAGTAAAGAGCCCGCAACTCATAAAAAAGCAACAAACCCGCCCACAATCAACGAAGCAGGGGGGAACTTACAAACTACTGTCTTTGATATCTCACGTATGCGGCTTTCAGCCGGAGAGGTAACACGCATGATGCGTGGGCATGGTGTCAAAATTGGAGGGCAAACGTACTGGAGCGGCAGCCGTGGTCAGCTATACAGAGGCAAGCCAATAAAACCGTCACCGCTGGAGCGTTTCCAGGCGCTAGCGGCCAGGCACTCAATGGCGAAGCCTGCTTAACAAATAAGCGGTCGGACTAATCCGAACCATACGATTGTTTACGATTCCTAATCTGCGTGATACTGTTGTTATATACAGTATTATTTACAGGTAGGAGGTAACCAACTGATGGATATTGATAAACTAAGCGAGACTATTGCACGTATTCAATTTGTGGCGGATGTATCACTTGTTGCGCAGTGCGAATCAGATGAATTAAAAATGGCACTGTCGATGATCAGCGATATGGCTGGAACTATCGATACGGCTACCCTTCAGAGCAAGATTTTCTACCAAGTCGAATAGTTGCTTTCGTTAGAAATTTGTATGACTGAGGCCATCTTTTTGAGGTGGCTTTTTTCATATGATGACTGCGCATGAGCTTGCATGGTTTTGCATGATCCAGACATGATCACAGATCCCTTTCAACGTTAGCGCTGGCAAGGCCCGGGGCAGGGCATGCAGATGCATGAAAAGCGATGCATAAAGCGGGCAGGCGTGGCGGGGATAGCATTGCGCGCTGAGGATAATTTCAAATCAACTTTGATAAAAACAGTGTCCAATCGATTTAACGTGGAAAGTTGTCACTGAAAATCATGATCTTAAAAAATTCATCTAAAAAAATATTAGAGACTATTCTTATTGAATGATTTGCCATATGATGAGTTTTTCTTACAGTTTGGATTCTGCTTATGGAAGGCGTTGCGAAGAGATTGATTCATAAAAAGCACTTACGCACTAAAATCAGCAAACTGAAAAGGCTGGTTAAAAATACAGTGTCCAGTGCAAATTGGAAGGTTGCAGAACACAATAGAAATAAATTGAGGCTACGGGATTCTGTTAAATTAAAATTCCATTTTAATATGGATAAAAAAATAAGTAACAGACGTGTGATATTTTCCGCACCGGTAAGAATAAATTATTATCAAAAAAATGATTATGATTTGACCAATAGATTCCTTGGTCAAATACGTGATTGTCTGTCAAGCGGCCGGCGTGTATTTATAGACTTTAGAAATACAAAGTTTATAAGCGCAGCTGCTATGCTTTCCTTTTTAGCTGAAGTAGACGTTTTGATAAAAAAACATCCTAACGGCAACAGGTGTTTGAATTTCTCACATCCTTTAGAAGAAAAAATAGAAAGTATATTAGTTCAGGTTGGATTTTATGATCTTATTAAGAAGGAAAAAAGAGAAACTAAAGATTTCGATGATGTTACTTTTTGGAAATATTCTTCAGGTTCATGCTCAGAACCAATTATTGCCAAAGAAATGATTGCGGAGATTAAGAAAGAGCTTGCGCAGCGTGCTTCGAAAAAATTATATCGTGGATTTATTGAGGCTATGTCTAATTCAGTAGAGCATGCTTATTTAAATGAGCCTGGAAATAATAGTTCTATTGAAAAAGATGAACAAGACAATGCGGCTAAATGGTGGACTTTTGCTGGCATAAGAGAAAAGCAACTAATTGTTGTGATTTGTGACAAAGGAGTAGGGATTCCGAATACGCTTCCCAAAACACAAGGCGTTACAGCTTTAAGGAATCTTTTCGATAAGATGGGGTACTCACTTGATAATGTTAAAGACTCTGTGTTTATCAAGGCCTCGACTGCTGTTCAAAAAACGCGCACTGGCGAGAGGTATCGAGGAAAGGGGCTCAAGGATATCAAGGCAGTAATTGATATAATTGGTAGCGGATACATGAGCATTTTCTCAAATAAAGGTAAATATATTTACAGAGGCAACAGTGGTAAGATAAAAGAGTTGGTTTTCGATCATAAATCTTCAGTTAGAGGCACTATAATTGAATGGTCGATACCGTGTGATATGGAGCTCTTAAAGGATGAAAATGTTAAAAGTAGCTGATAGATACCCTTGCCCTGGACCGAGGTACAAACACTTAGGTCCTGCATCCGGTGAAGACTTCCGTGATTGGATTGAGCAGGAGCTCTCCAGCGGTCAAGAACTTACTATCGACTTTGACGGAACTGAAGGCTATGGTTCTTCTTTTTTAGAAGAAAGCTTTGGTGGCTTAATAAGAAAGGGCTATGACCCTGTTAAAATAAAAAACATTAATCTTATATCAAAGGAAGAGCCGGAGTTAATTGAAGAAATAACTGAATATATTGAGGATGCGATTCGAGATGCTCATGGACAAAGTTAATTCTGTAAAAACAGCCTGCACTTGGAGTGAAGATTTTCTTTGTAAGCTGGGAGCACTTTTTGGTGATGAGAATCAGTGGATCACTTGGGTGCTTGTTATTTTAGGATGGGGGCTTGGAGGTGTTGTAACTTATTTGCAGCTTAATAAAAATGATAAGGACAGCGCTAAAGAAAATCATAATGAATGGATAGGTGAGTTTCGAGAGAAACTGGAAGCGCTTGAAGATTTCGCGTTGGAGTTTTGGGCAGAAAATAGTACAAAAGAACCTATTTTAGCGCTAGCGAAAATTCAACGAGAAATTAAAAGCCTCACTACTAGCGCTCAAGAGATCGCTAAGGCTGGAGGAAAATCCTACCAGCCACGTCTTTTTAAAGATCTTCGCCAAGCAATGACTAGCGACACTGATATTGGTCATAGGCCGTTGAACCCAAGTTGTTATCAGATTCGCAGAATAAGAGAAACATGTGTGAGCTTGAGGCAGCTTTATACGCGTAAAAACTGATAGCAGCATAACGATTCATATAGAGAATGAATACTTTTTAAACGTAATAACCTCTTCGCTCATCCATTCGTTGAGCTGTTTTAGACGTTCTTGCATCGGCGTTAGCTCGTTTCGTACAAAAACCTGAGACGCCTTTTCCACATCGCCAAAACCACCACTGTTTTCAGGAATAATCCCCATCATCTGAGGCGGCACGCGGTGCGCGCTTAGCAAATCGTCGCGGCTGGATTTTTTGATGTTAAAGAAATCATCCTTTGTGGCCACCTCGCTGAGCGGCAGGATTTTGATGCCGTCCGGCTTGCCGTTCGGGGCGTACATAAACAGGTTGCGGAAGTTGCCCAGGCCTTTGGTGTCACGCATCGCCTGACGCATCCGATCCACGTCGCTGCTGCTCTGCGCCGCGTCGGTCATGTAGAGGATATAACCCGCGTGCGCCCCGTTCTGGTAATACTTGCGGCGAAACAGCGTCGCCGCCTCGTTCAGCCAGGCGGAGTTTAGCGCGCTGAGATATTCCGGCAGGCCGTACAGCTCCTGATTAATGTCCGGCTCGATTAGGTGGAATACGCTGCCAGCCGCAAACTCGTGCGGCTCCTTCCAGTCGTTGACGAACCAGTACACGCCATCCTCAACCCCCTTGCGGGTAAACTTGGCGGGCGTGGTCTCCAGCCGGAGCGGCCTGCCGAGGCCATTGCGGCGCAGCTCGGCAAAGGCATTGCCAAACACCAGGTAATCCAGCGCGAACTTGCTGAACTCCTGCTGGCTCATCATCGGGTGCGGGATAAACGTTGAAGCCAAAATATTGCGCTTCACGTAAATCGGCGAGCTGTGATGCACGGCCGATCGCAGGCTCTTGGCCAGCCCGTGAAAACTGACCGGCGGCTCGTACCAGCGACCGTTGCCGATACACTCCGCGTAATCCAGAATGTCGCGCTTATCCATGACCGGCGTCGGCTCGCCGAAGGTGAACGCCTCGACCGGCTGCGACGCGGCGGGCTGTGCGGGCTGGGGTTGTGCTTTGTATGCCTTCCGGCTGCGTTTGCTCATCAGTAAAATTCCAGAATTGAAGGGTTGGAGCCGCCGCTGGCGGCGGTCAGCGGTTCGTTGAGTAGTGCGTGCATAATCGCCCAGGCGACGTCGGCGTGGCTGGCGTCCTCGCTGCGGCTGGCCTCATAGGTCGAGCGGTTGCCGCTGGCGGTCATGGTCTTGCGAATGGCCATAAACGACTGCGTGATGTCGGTGTGCCCGGCATCGTACTCCAGGCGGCCGCTGCCGATGGTGTCCTTTGCCTTCAGTACCATTGCGGTCTTCACCTCGGGCGAGTAGCGGATTTCCCGTGCGGCCGGGAAGAACTGGCGGACCAGCTGAAAAACGCCCTGGCCGATGCCGGTGGCGTCCACGCCGATATACTCCACGGTGTATTTGCGCGTCAGCTCCTCAATCGATTTCGCCTGCGCGGCGAAGTCCATGCCGCGCCACTGATGGCGCTCCAGCACGCGAAACTTGCCGCCCGCCACGACCGGCGGCGCAATTACGGCACAGCCTGCGCTGTCGCCAGTGTGCGACGGATCATAACCAATCCACACCGGCCGGTACTCAAACGGGCGCAGGGAATACGGGTTGAAGTCTTCCCACTCCTCCAGGCTGTCGATCATGCAGGTCTGCAGCTCCTTAAACGGGAACACGCTCGCTTCGTCGTCGACAAACTCGCACATCAGCAGGTTGTCGTACTCCGACGGGCCGTACTCAAGCTGCAGCTGGTTAATGTCGAACAGGTTGCAGCCGCCGGTCAGCGCGTCTTCAACCGTGACAATCTGGCGCCACTGGCCGTCGTCGCACAGCGCGCCTTTCGCCAGGTGCGAGTGCGACAGGTCAATCTCGATCCGGTCTTCCTTACTGCGGCGCCCCTTGTTAAACAGCGCGCCCGACCAGAACGGATAGGCGCTGTGCGACAGGCTCGACGGCGTGGAAAAATAGGTGGTGCGCCACTTCTTGTGCAGCGACATGCCGCTGGCCACCTTGCGCAGCTCCTGAAACTTCGGTATCCAGAAATATTCTGCCGGTATAGCTCTGCGCGGTGCGCACGTTGGTGCCGAGAAATATCAGACGGGCGCCGTTCGGCAGCACAATCGGATCGCCCTTCAGGTCAACGTCAACCTGCCGGGCAAAGTCGATGATGTAGTTTTTAAAGACGTGCGCCTGCGCCTTGCTGGCGGAGAGAAATATCTGGTTGCGGCCGGTGGTCAGCGCATCAATCAGCGCCTCGCGGGCAAAGTAGAACGTTGCCCCAATCTGGCGCGACTTGAGGATGTTGCGGATGCGGTGCGCCAGCCCGGCGCGGTGCCAGTTGAGCTGGTACTCAAAGCAGGCGTCCATAAACAGCCCGGTCAGCCTGGCGGTCTGCTCCTCGCTGAACTCGTTTTTCACGACCGGCTGGCGCTCGCCCCGGTTGCGGTTGCGCACGTTGGGATTTAAATCCGCCTCGTTGCCCGAGCTGCGGTAGCGCTCCACGCGGGCCAGCCGCTCAATCTGTCGGCCGAGCAGGTCGATCTCCTTGTAGTCACTTCCCCCCTTGACGTCCTTAAGAATGAGCTGCGTAAGCCGCGCCTCGAGGCTGAACTCCACGCGACTGATGGGCGCAACGTCGTCCCACGCGTCGCGCAACTTCCAGCTCTGCACGGTCGGCGTTTTCTGTTTAAGCGTCTCCGCAATCTGGCGCACGGAATATCCCTGCCAGTAAAGCAGCGCGGCCTGACGGCGCGGATCGCTGATGGTGGTTGTCGGTGTCATGTTCATGGTCATAAGGCTACCGGTGGCCAAAACGCCGCGCCCGCTGTCCCTGTTTGCTGACGGCTGAGCGGGCTGGCTTTCGTTGAGGGAAAGGGGCGGGGCGGAGAAACTGGCCCCGACCTGAACCAACCCACTGACCGGAGCCTGATTAATGGCAACTAAAGCAAAGCGTTTTCGCATCGCAGTTGAAGGCTCAACTACCGACGGCCGCGAGATTTCGCGCGACTGGATCTCGCAGATGGCCGCGAACTACGACCCGGCGGTTTATGGCGCCCGCATCAACATGGAGCACATCCGGGGTTACGCCGCCGACAGCACCTTCCGCCGCTTTGGTGACGTGACCGCCGTTGAGGCTGAGGAAATCACCGACGGTGCGCTGAAGGGAAAGCTGGCGCTTTTCGGCTGGATTGACCCGACGCCGGAACTGGTGGAGCTGACCCGGTCCCGCCAGAAAATTTACACCTCGATTGAGGTCAACCCGACGTTTGCCGACACCGGCGAGGCGTACCTGGTTGGTCTCGCCGTGACCGATGACCCGGCGAGCCTTGGCACTGAAATCCTGAGCTTCAGCGCCACCGCTCAGGCTAACCCGCTGGCGTCCCGCAAGCAGGACAGGGGTAACCTGTTCACCGCCGCCGAAGAAACCGTGATCGAGTTTGAGGACGTGGCCGACCCGGCGCCGTCCCTGCTGGCGCGCATTTCCGCCATGTTCACCGGCCAGAAAAAGGCCAGCGGCGAGCAGTTTGCCGACGTTGGCGCGGCGGTGACGGCCGTGGCGGAGCAGGTGCAGCTGAACGCGGAGAGCCAGGCGCAAAAGCTGTCCGCGCTGGAAAGCTCACTGACCGGACGCCTTGAGGCCATCGAGCAGCAGGCCGGGGAAGACCGCGCCGCGTTTGCCGCACTGCAGGGCCAGCTCGAAACCACCGACGGCAGCTTCAGCCGCCGACCGGCCGCAACCGGCAGCGACCCGAAGGCCGGGACGCAGACCGACTGCTAATCAGGCGCCGCCTGAAACCACACCCCCACAGAACAGGAACGCCCGAACATGCGTAAGAACACCCGCTTTAAATTTAACGCCTTTATGTCCCGCCTCGCCGAGCTGAACGGCATTGAGGCCGACGACATGAACAAGAAATTCACCGTCGAGCCGTCGGTGACGCAGACGCTGATGAACCGCGTGCAGGTGTCGTCCGACTTCCTGACCCGCATCAACGTCGTGCCGGTCTCCGAAATGAAGGGCGAGAAAATCGGCATCGGCGTGAGCGGCTCGATTGCCAGCACCACCGACACGGCGGGCGGCGACGAGCGCGAAACCGCGGACTTTGCCGCGCTGGACAGCAACGGCTACGAGTGCGTGCAGGTCAACTACGACTTTCACATTCGCTACAACACGCTCGACCTGTGGGCGCGCTATGAGGACTTTCAGAGCCGCCTGCGCGACGCCATCGTGAAGCGCCAGAGCCTTGACCGCATCATGATCGGCTTTAACGGCGTGCAGCGCGCCAAAACCTCAAACCGCGCCAAGTATCCGATGCTGCAGGACGTGGCCGTGGGCTGGCTGCAGAAGTACCGCGACCACGCCCCGGAACGCGTGCTGAGCAGGGTGCTGGCCGACGACGGCAGCGTGGTCTCGGAGACGGTCCGCATCGGCAGGGGCGGTGACTACGCCAACCTCGACGCGCTGGTGATGGACAGCACCAACACCCTGATTGAGCCCTGGTACCAGGAAGACCCGGAGCTGGTTGTGATCTGCGGCCGTCAGCTGCTGGCCGACAAGTATTTCCCGCTGGTCAATCAGTCTCAGGCGAACACCGAGGCGCTGGCCGCCGACCTAATCATCAGCCAGAAGCGCATCGGCAACCTGCCCGCGGTGCGCGTGCCGTACTTCCCGGCCGACGCCCTGATGGTTACCCGCCTCGATAACCTGTCGATTTATTTCCAGGAGGGCACGCATCGCCGGATGATCGACGAGGTGCCGAAGCGCGACCGCATCGAAAACTACGAATCGATTAACGAGGACTACGTGATCGAGGACTACGCGGCCGGATGCCTGATTGAAAACATCGTGCTGGGTGACTTCACGACCGTGAAGGCGCCGGAAGCGGCCACCCCGGAGGCGTAACGCATGTTGAGTCCTGCCCGACGTCACCGCATGCGCCAGCAGGCCATTGATGCCTCGCAGAAGGCTGACAATCCGCTGCGCCACGCCAGCGGCTACGAGCTGATGCTGATGAAGCTCAACGACGACAGGCGCCGCCTGAAAAAGGTGCGCTCAACCGAGCGCAAGGCGGAACTCAAGCAGCAGATGCTGCCGGAGTACCTGCCGTGGGTGTCGGGCGTGCTGAGCCGGGGCAGAGGCGCACAGGACGCCGTGCTGATGACCGTCATGATCTGGCGGCTGGACGCGGGCGACGTGCCGGGCGCGCTGGAGATTGCCCGGTACGCCCTGACGCACGGGCTGGTGCCGCCCGACGGCTTTAAGCGTGACGCCACGGCCTACCTGCTCGCCGAGGAGGTGGCCAGCGCCGCGACGCGCGCCTGGACGGCAAAGGCGCCGGTCGATATCGATCCGCTGCTGGCCACCCTTGCGCTGACGGAATCCGAAGACATGCCCGACCAGGTGCGCGCCAAGCTGCACAAAATCACCGGGTATGCGCTTCGCGATGCGGGCAGGACTCAGGAGGCGATGAGCCACTTAACACGGGCGCTGCAGCTGCATGACCGCTGCGGCGTCGTCAAGGACATAGAGCGGCTGGCCACTGAAATGAAAAAACAGGCAGCAGCCCGCCGCTGACAGAACGCGCCCCGCGCCGGGCGGCAGGACGGCAATGCGCTTTCAGCGTCTGCGCCTTCCTCCACCGCCCACCTATTCAAAGGCCAACTATGAACGCAACGGTAGTTATCCCCGCCCCGCGACCGGCAGAAAGCGCCGAACCGCCGGTAAAGAACACGTTTTTCTGGCCTGACGTTGACCTGCAGCAGCTCAGGGAGTCGCTGCGCTATGAGGGCACCGTGACCGCGCAGCGCCTGCGCCTCGCGGTGAAAACGGCGATTTCAGAAGTGAACGCCGAGCTGTACGACTGGCGCGCCGCGCAGATGGCGGCGGGCTTCGGGACGCTGGCCGAGGTGCCCGCGGAGCGCCTTGACGGCGAGAGCGAAAAGATATCGCACTACCTCGCCGCCGTCGGCGCCATCACCTCGGCGGAAATCGTTGAGCGCTACCGCGGCTATGACGCCAGCGGCGGCAAAAAGGCCGGAGAGATGGAGGCCAGCGCCGACGAATACTGGCGCGACGCCCGCTTCAGCATCAGCCGCATCGGCGACCGGCCGGGCTGCATCGTGAGCCTGCTGTGATAAGGGTTATCGCGCAGCAGGGCGATACTGTGGACGACATCTGCTGGCGCCACTACGGGCGCACGCAGCAGGTGGTCGAGCGGGTCTACGCGGCCAATCCGGGGCTGGCAGAAAGCGGCGCCATGCTGCCTCACGGCCGCGGAGTGGTGTTGCCCGACCTGCCGGACGCCCCGGCGGCTGAAACCGTTAACCTGTGGGACTAATGAAAATGGAGAAAGTCAGCTCGCTGATTAACTACCTGATCGGCCTCGTTCTGATGTGGTTCGGCCGCCACACGCCGCAGGACATCGCCTTTATGGTCGGTTCCGGCGTGGCCGTGGTGACGCTTGTCACCAACGTGGCCACGTTCTTTATCAACTGGCACTACCGCCGCAAGACCTTTGAGCTGCAGCGCCGGAGTACGCAGGGGGTGAACCTTGAGCCAGACCGCTAAGCGCTGTGCCGTCGCCGTGGTGCTGGCCATCGCCGCGCTGCTTCCGCAGTTTAAAACCCTGCGCACCTCGGAGGCCGGGCTGCAGCTGATTGCCGACGCCGAGGGGTGCCGCACCTCGGCCTACCAGTGCAGCGCCGGGGTGTGGACCAGCGGCATCGGGCACACCGTAGGCGTCACGCCGCACAGCCGTATAACCGAAAGGCAGGTGGCGGTAAACCTGGTGTACGACGTGATGCGCGTCGAACGCGGGATTGACGCCTGCATGCGCCGCGACATGCCGCTGCAGGTGTACGACGCGGTGGTGTCGTTTGCCTTCAACGTCGGCGTGCGCGCCGCCTGCGCCTCGACGCTGGCGACCTTTATCAACCGCGGCCAGTGGCGCGCCGCCTGCCTGCAGCTGCCGCGCTGGGTGTACGTGAAAGGTGCGTTCACGCCGGGGCTGGATAACCGGCGCCAGCGTGAAATGGCCCGGTGCCTTAAGGGGGCAGTGTGACGCGCCTGTTTGTGACCGTGCTGGCCGCGCTGCTCGCCGCGCTCTGCCTGACCGGCTGGCGGCTCGGCGCCGTAACGGGCGAACTCGGCGATGCGCAGCGCATCATCGGCACGCTGTCGGCGGGGATTGAGAGCCGGGACAGGGCCATTGACCGGCTGAACGCCGACGCGAAGGCCAGCCAGAAACGCGAGGCCACGCTGCGCCTGCAGCAGGGGCGCGCCAGCACCGGCGCGCTGAACCGTGAACTGACCATACAGAGGGAAACCGATGCCAATCCGGCTTTACGTAACTGGACTGCTGCTGCCCTGCCTGCTGACGTTATCCGGCTGCACGGCCGTCCCACCTTCGGCAACGCCCGAGATTATCTGGACTGGCTGTCCACGCGTGACAAGCTGCCCGCTGCCGGGAAACAGCCTGCTGACGCAGGGCGATCTGGCGGCGGATAACCGGCAGCTGGAGGCCGCGCTCGCGTCGTGCGGGCTGCAGGTGGAAATCATCAAGGAATGCCAGGAGGAACACGATGCTGAAACCGAACCAGCTGCGCCGGGCGCTGACCGACAGCGTGCCGCTGCTGCAGCGAAACCCTGACAGCCTGAACATGTTTATCGACGCCGGGCGGCTGGCCTCGACGCTGGCCAGTTCGCTGTCGTTTGAGTACCAGTATCAGCTGAACCTGGTGATCACCGACTACGGTGACGACATCGACCTGGTGATGGTGCCGGTGCTGGCCTGGCTGCGCGAAAACCAGCCCGACATCATGGCCACGGAGGAGAAGCGCCGCACTGGCTTCACCTTCAAGGCGGACATCATCAGTGACACGCTCTGCGACATCAGCATTGACCTGCAGCTGACCGAGCGCGTGCTGGTGAAGCAGGAGGGCGGCGCTCTGCACGTCACCCACCTGAACGAAAATCCGGCGCCGGTTGATGATGCGCGGCCGCTGCGGCTGTTCGCTAAGGGTGAGCTGGTCAGCGAGTGGCAGCCATGAGGCTGCTGGAGAGCTTTGCCGAACGGCTGGGTGCCCTGATTAACAACCTTGAGCCGCCCGCGCAAAAGGAGATGGCGAGAGCCATTGCAAAACGCCTGCGCGCCAGTCAGCAACAGAACATCAAGCGTCAGCAGGCACCGGACGGCACGCCGTTCAAGCCCCGGCGTGCGGAGCCGGTACGTAAGAAAAAAGGCCGGGTAAAGCGTGAGATGTTCGTGAAGCTGCGCACCGCGAAGTACATGAAGGCGAAAGCCACCAACAGCGAGGCCAGCGTGGAGTTTGTCGGCAAGGTGCAGCGCATGGCGCAGGTGCATCATTACGGGCTGCGCGACCGCCCGGCACGCGGTGCGAAAGAGGTGCCCTATGATGAGCGGCCGTTACTAGGATTTGATAATGAACTCTTAGAAGATATAATAAATTTAATCGGGGAGAATTTGGTTGGTTAGAAGAAATTCGAGGTCAGAGTAATGGCTTCTTGGCTTTTGGGAGAGTATGACTTGAAAATCAAAGAGAAGGTTTGGCGCTGGGAAAGGTACAAGGTTTTCTTTCAAATAACTATTTTTAAATATTTTGTTCTATGGTTTTCCGTAGTGCCTTTTCTTGCGGTTTTGTTAGCTCAGATGCCAGAGCAAATCGACTTAAACATAGGCGGTAAAGTCATTCCGATTAAACCTGAGTTGCCATTCAGCTGGCAGTTACTTTGGTTATCATCATTATTTTTTGTGGTGGCACTCATAATATATTTCTTTGCTTGTCCTGAATTTATAAAAAAATATAATAATTATGGAGAATATTTAACCTACCATCATGATTACAGATGGATGAGTTGGGAGGCATGTGAGCTTTTAAAACATAAAATTGATCGTGACAAGTTTACAAGTAGATTGCTGACAAAAAAGTTTGCAAAAGAGATTGATTCTGATGCTATGGAAAAAATGTTCGATGCCAACACCTTAAAAAAACCCATTGTTAACGAGAAGACTACTGACTTCTATTACGAAAATAAAGGTAAGTTTTATAAGTTGTCTTTTCCTAAGTACACAAAAGAAAGCAATGAGTATGTTATTGATCCCTATGCGGATAAAGGAATGTTTTTTGAGATTTTTGGAAGATACTCTGCGTCAAAAACTTTTGCAAGAGCGATTATTTTTATATTGCTTAGTATTAGCTTTGTATTGTTTTTTATTGTATTGGTGCAACATATTTTTCATGGAGCAATCTTTTTTTTGGAGTGGGTAAAGGACCTATATGCTTGGGGGCAAGTGAAGGAAATATGGTTACACCTCATTCATATTGTTACTTCCTAATTATACTGGGGCTCAATTAATAATGATAAAAGAACTTTATCGATACTCTACTGCGCTAACTAGCCAACTACCTTTTTGCGCAACTCCGCTGCGTTTAGACTCATATAATAACTGTAGTTTTGGGTGTGCTTATTGTTTTGCTAAAACTCGTCAAGGATTCGGAAGGGAACAGTCACTAAAAATAGGGAATCCAGAAATATTAAAAAAAAGGCTTGAACGTGTATCAAATGGAAAAATATCATCGGCTTTAGATGAGTTTTTATACAAAAAAATACCTTTCCAATTAGGTGGTATGTCAGACCCTTTTTCGACTTTTGAGGAAAATGCAGGTGTAACTCTTGATTATATAAAGATTTTAAACGAATTTCATTATCCCTTTATTGTCAGTACTAAAGGTACTGTTTTATCTAATGATAAATATCTACTTGAATTAAAAAAATCAAATTGTTATATCAGGTTTTCAACTACAATTATTACTGAAGAGTTTAGAGAGTCAGTCGATAGGAAATGCCCCCCTTTACACGAAGTCATTGCTTGCGCTGGAATGTTAGCCTCACATGGTTTGCCTGTTTCATTTAGATTTCAACCTGTAATTCCTGGGCATGAGGATTCTGCTATTTATCTTATTGAGCAGGCGGCAAAGTGTGGGGTGAAACACATATCGGCGGAGTATCTAAAGGTTCCGATTGACGCTAATTTGAAATTTGGAAGCAGTTTAAAGAAAATGCTTTTTGGAAACCCAGTGCAGTATTATAATTCATTAGGGGCTTTTAAATTAGGTCGTGAGTTCTCTTTGCCGATTGAGGTTAGACAAAATTCACTAATTGAAATATATAAATCAACAAAAAGTTTTGGCCTTAGTTTTGGGTTTGCAGATAATGATTTACTTCATTATTCCGATGGTAATAGTTGTTGTGGTGCGGCTGATCTTTATCTCAAAAATGCTGGGTTTTTTAGAGGGAATGTTTTAGGTGCAATAAAAAATAAAGAAATCGGTGAAAAGGTTTATTTCAGCGAGCTACTAGATCATTGGATCCCTAGTGAAAAAATATCATCATATTTAAACTCGAAAGCCCGGATATCAATTGATAATAAAGAACTTCCCGAGTGGGTGGGTTATCTAATGCAAATCTGGAAAGGTGAGCTTGGTATCTTTAAACCCTCTTTTTTTAATGGCATATTTCAAACATCTGAGCTAGATGCTTTTGGTCTTCCTGTTTACATAAGAAAGCACACGCCCTTCTCTTTGCAATTAGACAAAATTAAACTCAATGAATCTGTCTGCTGATACATAAGCAAACTAAGCTGATTTTAAAATTAGTCCAAACTAATCCATTCTGGACGCATGAATATTCAAATATATGAAATCATGCGTTTATTACGCAACCTGATCCGCAATGGCACCGTCGCCGAGGTAAATCTCACCGACGGCACCTGCCGCGTGGCGACGGGAAATAACACCACAACCTGGCTGCACTGGCTGACCGCCCGTGCCGGTAAGACACGCTCGTGGAATGTGCCATCGGTCGGCGAGCAGGTGCTTGTCCTGTGCATTGGCGGAGAGCTTGATACCGGCTTTGTATTACCCGGCATTTTCTCTGACAACAATCCGGCGCCGTCTGCCTCCGCCGATGCGCTGCACTGGTCATTCCCGGACGGCGCGGTAATCGAGTACGAGCCGGAAACGGGTGCGCTGAAAGCGGAAGGCATCCAGACCGCAACCATTAAAGCCGCCGTGAAAATCCTGTTCGACTCGCCGGAAGTGGAATGCACCGCGCTCCTGAAAACCGCCACGCTCGAAGTCACTGAAGGCGGCAAGATGCACGGCGACATCACGCACAGCGGCGGCAGCCTCTCATCCAACGGCACGGTGCTGCATATCCATAAACACCCTGGCGACAGCGGTGGCCAGACAGGGGCGCCGCTATGACCGCTAAATATACCGGCATGAGCCGTGAGACCGGTGCGGCGGTGTCAGACCTTGACCACATCCGGCAGTCGGTGCGCGACATTCTCCTGACGCCGGTTGGCACCAGAGTGATGCGCCGCAGCTATGGCTCGCTGCTGTCCGCTCTTATCGACCAGCCGCAGAATGCGGCGCTGCGTCTGCAGATTATGTCGGCCTGCTACATGGCGATCCTGCAGTGGGAGCCGCGCCTGAAGCTGACCGGCATCCGTTACGAATCCGCGTTTGACGGTAGCATGGTGGTTGAAATCACCGGCAATCGCACCGACACCGCGCAGGATTTTTCCCTGACCGTTTCTGTGAGCTGAAACTATGGCAACTATCGACCTGAGCCAGCTGCCCGCGCCCGACGTGGTGGAAACGCTGGACTATGAAACCCTGCTGGCCGAGCGCAAAGCCACGCTGATTTCGCTTTATCCGGCTGACCAGCAGGACGCCATTGCGCGCACGCTGGCGCTGGAGTCCGAGCCGGTGGTGAAGCTGCTGCAGGAGAACGCCTATCGTGAGGTAATCCTGCGCCAGCGCATCAACGAGGCGGCCAAAGCCGTCATGGTGGCGTGGGCACGCGACGGCGATCTGGACCAGCTCGGGGCCAATAACGGCGTAACCCGCCTGACGCTGACGCCCGGCGATGCGTCGGCCATTCCGCCCGTCGCCGCCGTGATGGAAAGCAACGATGATTTTCGCATGCGCATCGCCGCCGCGTTTGAAGGCTTAAGCGTGGCAGGACCAACCGGCGCCTATGAGTATCACGCGAAAAGCGCCGACGGCCGCGTGGCGGATGCCTCGGCTATCAGCCCGTCGCCCGCCTGCGTCACCATCAGCGTGCTGTCGCGTGAGGGCAACGGCGTTGCCGCCGCTGACCTGCTGGCCGCGGTGGACAGCGTGCTGAACGATGAGGACGTGCGGCCGGTTGCCGACCGCGTCACCGTGCAGTCGGCCGCCATCGTGGACTATGCGATTGACGCAACGCTTTACCTGTATCCCGGATCGGAGGCGGAGCCGGTGCGCGCCGCCGCTGAGGCCAGGCTTGCCGCGTTCGTGACGGCGCAGGCCCGGCTCGGCCGTGACATCCGCCGTTCGGCGCTGTATGCCGCGCTGCACGTTGAGGGCGTTCAGCGCGTTGAGCTGGCAGCGCCCGCTGAGGACGTGGTGCTGGATAAAACGCAGGCCGCGTACTGCACCGGCTACCGCATCGCGGTCGGGGGTTCGGATGAGTGATCGCCTGCTGCCATCTGGCTCGTCGAGTCTGGAGGTGGCCGCCGCCGAAGCCTGCGCCAAGATTGAAACGCTTCCCGTGCCCCTGCGCAGGCTCTGGAGCGCACAGGACTGCCCGGCGGAGCTGCTGCCATATCTGGCATGGGCGTGGTCGGTTGACCGCTGGGATTCCGGCTGGAGCGAAAGCACCAAACGCGCCGTGGTGGCCGCGTCGGAATACGTTCACCGGCACAAGGGCACCATCGGCTCAATCCGGCGCGTGGTGGAGCCGCTCGGCTACCTTATCCGCATTATTGAATGGTGGAAAACCGGCGACGTGCCCGGCACGTTTCGCCTGGACGTGGGCGTGCTGGATACCGGCATTACCGAAGAGATGTATAACGAGCTGGAGCGGCTGATAGCAGATGCCAGGCCGTGTAGTCGCCACCTTATCGGCCTGTCCATCAATCTTGATTCCACCGGCGGGCTGCCGACTGCCGCCGCCTGCTACAGCGGCGACGAGCTGACCGTTTACCCGTACACGCCCGAAATCATCACCGCTGGCGGCTCCGGTTATACCGGCGCGGCGGTCCATCTTATTGACCTGACGGAAGTGAGAGCATGACGACTAAATACTTTGCCCTGCTGACCAGCCAGGGCGCCGCGAAGCTGGCCAACGCCACCGCGCTCGGCACAAAGCTGCAGATCACCGAAATGGCCCTGGGCGACGGCGGCGGCACGCTGCCAACGCCTGACGCCTCGCAGACCAGGCTCATCGGTGAAAAGCGCCGGGCGCCACTTAACTCGCTGACGGTGGATGCCGCCAACAGCAGCCAGATTATTGCCGAGCAGATTATTCCCGAAAGTGAGGGCGGTTTCTGGATACGCGAAATCGGTCTTTTTGATGCCGACGGCGTGCTGATTGCGGTGGCCAACTGCGCGGAGACCTACAAGCCGCAGCTGCAGGAGGGCAGCGGCCGCACGCAGACCGTGCGCATGATCCTCATCGTGAACAGCACCACCGCCGTGACGCTTAAAATCGACCCGTCCGTGGTGCTGGCAACGCGTAAATACGTGGACAATGCCGTGATCGAGGTGAAGGACTACGCCGACAGTCTGATGGGTAAACATGTTGCCGCAGACAATCCGCACGGCCAGTACCTGCAGACGGCCAGCGCGCTGGCCGAAATCAGGGATGCCGGGCTGGTTGCTGAACTTCTCAAAAACCTTGGTTTAACAGAAAAGTTTTCCGGGCGTTTTATTGGTCAGCAGATTTTCACCACGCCGGGCGCGATCAACTACAAACCTACGTCTGGAACGAAGCGCATCAGGATTATCCTGACCGGTGGTGGTGGCAGAGGCTACGGCTATCTGGGATGGGGGACAGGCTTCACGAGCCGTGGTGCAGGTGGTGGCGCGGGCGGTACGGTCATCGCCTGGCTGAACGTGGACGACACCAAAACTTACCCCGGCGTAGTAGGCCGTGGCAGCGATGAAACCCTGTCAGCAACAAGCAGCACATTCAACGGCCTGCTGACGGCGGGCAACGGCGTTAACACTTCATCGGGTGATGCGGGCGGCGCGGGCGGTACGGCTGTTGGTGGTGATCTTAATATTCAGGGCGGTGACGGCAGCGATGCACCAGGCATAATTGCGACGAGCACAAACCCTTACCGGGGCGGCTCTGGTGATGGTGGTGTGAGTTACTGGGGCGGCGGCATCCGCAGTGGTGAAGGCTCATCATCCGGTAAAAGAAAAACCTTTGGTTCTGGCGGTGGCGGCACTACCCGCGCCGACCCCTTTATCGGCAGCTATGGATCAGATGGTGTTATTTACATTGAGGAATTCAGTTGATGAAAACGTATGCCCGTATTGAAGATCAGCGCGTTGCTGAAATAGTCTTTCTGAATGTGAAGCCTGAAAAACTTTATCACCCGTCACTGGTATGGGTTGATATCACCACGCTGCCCGAACAGCCTGATGTGAATTATAACTACAGCGACGGCGTGTTTACGGCACCAGTTACGGACGCTGAGAATGCGGCACTGATTGCCAGCAGTAGGCTGGCAGCCGAAACGGATGAGGCAAATCGGATCATTGCGCCACTGCAGGATGCGGTTGATATCAGTATTGCAACAGATGCGGAGAGCGCCCGCCTTGCAGAGTGGAAGCGATACCGGGTGGCACTCAGCCGGATTGATACCAGTAAGGCACCAGATATAGAGTGGCCTGCAAGGCCGAAATAAAATGAACGTGTCAGCTCAAATCTAAGCTGACACTATTCCTACAAGACATATATGCGCTGAGAGGCTGCTTTGTGCCAAGAGCGGACGTTAGAAGTATAAAAGCATCTTTATAAGCGGTTTGTTGGGGAGCGTTTTGTTGCGTTCGCCACAACTCCTGAGAATGCTGCTATTACTGTGGTAGTATTGACAGCTAAAATTTATAATGATGAGCGACTCAATAGCCAGTTCAAGCCAGATTTTTATGGGACATTAATGAAATTCCCTCGCACTATTGCGGCATATTAATACCCACTCTAGCATCTTTAGTGTTAATAAGGAATGAAACCGTGACAGAATTTCTTGAAAAAATGTTTGATCGTGTTTATTCGGAGAAAGACTTCAGCATTAACATCGCAATATTTGTCTCCGGAATCGCAGGAGTTACCTGTTATCTTATTCTTCGCGATTATGTACTGACGCTGTTTTCTTTTGTTATTATTTTTCCGGTTGTAAAGATTATTGCGGGAGGATTATATCTGCTAATTATTACCCGCAAGGGGGAGGCAGTTGCAGAAAAACAACTGGCAACGCTTTATAATTCTCTGACTGGAAGAGAAAAAGAAGTAGTAATGCACTTTGTGACGCATGGCGGTTCTGTTATGACATGGGGACAAATGAATAGGCTTGATGATCCTGAACCGGGTGTAGAATCTCTGGCCCGTCGTGGATTACTGAATACGTCCGTAACGATGGATGGTATGCGAGAAACGTTTGAACTAGATCTGACCCTCTTTAATTATGCATATAAGTATCATCCCAATCAGGAGAAAATGCTTACTTCAGAAGAATAAGAAATTTGTAATTTTTATGATGGAAATCTTAAACAGGATGGACGACTCCCATCCTGTTTATTCAAAGGATGTAAGGTTTACAGTATATACTCCATGAAAGAGGATGGACAGAAACCTATTCCTCCATATTAGCAATAATGTCATAAATTAGGCTTGCCAATTCGGTTAACAATATCTTTCCGCCTCTCACGCTATAATGCCAGAAGCACTATACATTATAAAACATGAGAGGCGGACAAGAATGCATTTTCAATCAAGGATTAATCTTAATCATGGTTTGTTGCTAATATCTCTACAGTCAGGACAAGTGTGAGTCCCCTCCCCAAGCCAAGAACTCATTTCCTCTTCAGGCCATTCAGCACCACAAACATCACATGTGACTTCAATTGAGCCTGAGTCTTCGGCACCGCAATACGTACAACGATATCCTGAAGTAGAATCGTTATGTTGAATCATTGTCTCATGACCACAGTAATCGCAGATATATTCTTTCCAATTAACTAGCTCAAAAAACTTTGGTCTAACCCCAAGAAATGCTTCTTTTCGAGCATCAGCTACATCAAGATAACCTTCATGAATATTATGCTCATATTCGTCAGAAAGTATATTATAGGAATTTGATATTTCCTTAGAAACTTCTTTATCTAGAATGTATAAACCAAATATATCAGAAAACTCAGCTAACCCTCTGACCAAACGCCCCATTGCCAGACGAACATATTTAATAGTAAACGAGAATTCGTAATGCTCAATTGAATTTCTAAGATCTTTCATCCAAGCGATATCATCTAGCAACTCTTTATCAACTAAGTCCACTGAGGTTATACTACACTTTTCATGTGTAGCTATCGATATTGCTTGATCCAAAGTAATAGTATGAGGATTTTATGTCCTTTAATAAGTTCTTCAAAGTCGAATTCTTCAGCTTCCATTTTATAAAAAGCTTCAATAAGATTGACTTTGTCACTTTTGGCACGCTCTATTACTGCTCTGTAGCATTTTGAAAAAATCAAGTTTTCGTCTAATGTTTGAATATACATTTTTAGAGTCAACTCAAAACAATGAGACAAATGTAGTATAGCAAACTTGAAAGATTTATAATCACCATTTTCTCCTTGCTGGAATTTTTTGATGGCTTCATTAAAACTATCTAAAGCATTAGATTTTAGATCAAGTTTAAATTCCATTTTTTTCACTTACTCTATTTGAATGGTAGAATATCTTTACATAATTAAGAATACTGCGCTATAGCATCGGAGGTGCTAACTGCCGCTCCTCGCTCATTGCTGCCGGTGAGCTTTAATTTTGGCTCAGTTCCCCCGGCAGAAAGAATACTGAGCCAGTGCAAAAAATACAGCTTTCTTAGTGGACGGGCTGTTCAGGCCAGATGATATTTTCAGCGTCTCCTGTGTTCACCCGCATCAGCATGACGCGGTATTTCTTCCAGGCAATAAGCTGGCTTACCTCTTCATCTGTGGTCATCCCTAAATCTTTCCCATCCTGTAAGAGCTGTATAGCCATATCAGCCTCAGTCCTGAGCCTGCTGCGCTTATACTCTGCCTGCCTGATTAGCTCATCTGCTGTCGGTAGCGGCTGCTCAGTAAGACATGGGCGCAGGTCAACACCGCAACAAATCAGCTTTCCATGTGTCTGTCCTTCCAGCAAATCCCCCCATTCCTTTTCAGATATTTCAAACACGTCGGAAGGCATGACACTGTTTATGACGGTGTCGTAAAACGCATTTTCGGAAGGTGAATATTTTTTCATTCAGTACCCCAAAGCCAGCCACCAGATGCCCTGCAGAGCAGTGCCAGCACCGGTATTTGTTATTTTGATGGATGACGGTCCGTTGGTCTGTATGCCCACGGTGTAATCTCCGGCAGTGTTTAACGCCCATCCCTTGTTGGCCAAAGCCATAAGCCCGGCGTTCGGAAACGAGATAGGTAGCGTAACAACGGTTGTTGTTTGCTGAGCCAGTGCAGAGTTTCCCCATTGAATGATGATCCCGTTAGGCAACCTGAAATAGCCGTTATTCGATTTGACTGACATAAAAGCACTCATGTCCGGCAGCTGGTTATTGCCAGTGCCCACACCTCGCTTTGCCGCTTCGCCTAAACCAAGGTTTTTGAGAAACAAAATACTGGTGCTGTAAACCGCGTCACTGGCAAACTCCGCGCCATTTAGCGAGGTGTAAACATGCTGATCGGCTATGTAAGGGTGTCAACAAATGAGCAAAACACGGATTTGCAACGCAATGCGTTAAAGAGCGCAGATTGTGAGCTGATTTTCGAGGACAGAATCAGCGGAAAAACCAGCGAAAGGCCGGGCCTTAAAAAGGCAATGCGCTGCCTTCAGGCTGGCGACACACTGGTGGTCTGGAAGCTCGACCGGCTGGGCCGGAGCATGCGCCACTTGGTTATGCTTACGCAGCAGCTTCACGAACGCGGCGTTAACTTTCGCAGCCTTACCGACAGCATCGATACCAGCACATCAATGGGTCGTTTCTTCTTTCATATCATGGGTGCGCTGGCAGAGATGGAGCGCGAGCTGATTGTGGAAAGGACACAGGCCGGATTGCGTGCCGCACGGGAAAAGGGACGCATCGGCGGAAGGCGGCGCATTATGACGCCGGAGGTTATAGCGCAGGCCGAGAGAATGTTTGCCAATGGCGCCACGCTGGAGCAGATTTCGCTCGTGCTGGAGGTCTCCTTAAAAACGGTTTACCGGTACATACCCGCCGCGAAGCAGCGCAGCCTGCGTGATTCTGTTTGCTGACAGACCAGCAGGCCGCAACCGCATGCATCCCGTTCCCTGAGCTGACAATCTGAGCGCACCCATAACACGGAGTGCATCAGATGTCTGATTATCATCACGGTGTCCGCGTCGTCGAAATTAACGACGGCACGCGCACCATCTCCACCGTCTCAACCGCCATCGTTGGCATGGTCTGCACCGCAGATGATGCCGACGCCGCGGCGTTCCCGCTCAACACGCCGGTGCTGCTGACCAACGTGCTGTCGGCCATCGGCAAGGCCGGTAAAAAAGGCACGCTGGCCAGCGCCCTGCAGGCCATCGCTGACCAGGCCAAACCCGTGACCGTGGTGGTGCGCGTGGCCGAAGGCGCCACCGACGCGGAGACCATTTCCAACATCATCGGCACCACCGACGAGAACGGCCAGTACACCGGCATGAAGGCGCTGCTTTCCGCGCAGACGCAGCTCGACGTCAAGCCGCGCATTCTCGGCGTGCCGGGGCTGGATTCGCTGGAGGTGGCGACGTCGCTGGCCAGCATCGCGCAGCAGCTGCGTGCCTTTGCCTACGTCTCCGCCTGGAACTGCAAAACCATTTCCGACGCCATGAAGTACCGCGACAACTTCAGCCAGCGCGAACTGATGGTTATCTGGCCGGACTTCCTCGCCTGGAACACCACGGCCAACCAATCCGAAACCGCATACGCCACGGCGCGTGCGCTCGGCCTGCGCGCCAGAATCGACAACGACACCGGCTGGCACAAAACCCTGTCCAACGTCGGCGTGAACGGCGTCACCGGCATTTCGGCGGGCGTGTTCTGGGATTTGCAGCAGACCGGCACCGACGCCGACCTGCTCAATCAGGCGTGCGTCACCACCCTTATCCGTAAGGACGGCTTCCGCTTCTGGGGCAACCGCACCTGCAGCGACGATCCGCTGTTTCAGTTTGAGAACTACACCCGCACGGCGCAGGTGCTGGCCGATACAATGGCCGAGGCGCACATGTGGGCGAACGACAAGCCGCTGACGCCGGTACTGGTGCGCGAGATTATCGCGGGCATCAACGCTAAATTCCGCGAGCTGGTCAGCGCCGGTTATCTGCTGGGCGCGTCCTGCTGGTACGACGACACGGCCAACGATAAGGACACGCTGAAGGCGGGCAAGCTGTCGATTGACTATGACTACACGCCGGTGCCGCCGCTGGAAGACCTGACCCTGCGCCAGCGCATCACCGACAAATACCTGGCGACCTTCGCCGCATCCGTTAACAGCTGAGGAGTCGGATAAATGGCACTACCAAGAAAACTAAAGGCGATGAACCTTTTCAACGACTCGAACAGCTATCAGGGCGTGGTCACCGCCGTGACCCTGCCGAAGCTGTCGCGCAAGCTTGACCCGTTCCGGGGCGGCGGCATGAACGGCGCCGCGCACATCGATAACGGCCTGGACGACGACGCGCTGGATATGGAATGGAGCATCGGCGGCATGGACGACCTGGTGCTGACGCAGTGGGGCGCCTCGGCTAACGTGCCGCTGCGCTTTACCGGCTCCTACCAGCGCGACGACACCGGCGAGGAAATTGCCGTCGAGATCGAGGTACGCGGACGGCATCAGGCGTTTGATTTTGGCGAGGCCAAAACCGGCGAGGATACCGAAACCAAAATCACCACCAAAAACACCTATTTCAAACTGACGTGGAACGGCAAAGAGCTGATTGAAATCGACACCATCAACATGGTGGAGAAGGTCGGCGGCGTTGACCGGCTGGAGCAGCGCCGCAAAAACATCGGCCTGATGTAAACCCGACGCCAGCGCCCGCCGCTGGCCAGTAATCAACTGAACAAAGAGACAGACAACATGGAACCGAAAGAAAACGTCGTGGTACTGGAATTTCCCCTGAAGCGCGGCGAGTCCGACATCACGCAGCTGGAGCTGATTAAACCCAACGCGGGCGCGCTGCGCGGCGTGCGGCTGGCCGACCTTGCAGGCTCCGATGTGGACGCGCTGATCACAGTGCTGCCGCGCATCACCGTCCCGGCGCTGACCAGGGCGGAGTGCAACGCCCTCGACCCGGCCGACCTGATTGCGCTGGCCGGTAAGGTGATCGGTTTTTTGTCGCCGAAGTCGGACGACTGAGCTGGCCCGGCGGCCTGACGGTCAGCGACCTGATGGCCGACGTGGCCACCGTGTTCCACTGGCCCCCCTCTGAAATGTACGTCATGCCGCTGGCCGAGCTGCTCGACTGGCGGCATCAGGCGCTGATCCGCAGCGGAGCAAAAACCGATGAGCAATAACCTTAAGCTGCAGGTGCTGCTGAAGGCGGTAGACCAGGCGACGCGCCCGTTTAAGGCCATCCGCAACGAAACCACCCGGCTGTCGGGCGGCATTCGCGAGACGCAGGACCGGCTGAAGCAGCTGGACGCGCAGGCGTCGAAAATCGACGGGTTCCGGCGGACAAGCAGCCAGCTGGCCGTCACGCAGCAGAAGCTGAAGAACGCGAAAGACGAGGCGGCCGCGCTCGCGGTGGCCTTCAGGAGCACCGCCCGACCCACGGCGGCGCAGGCGCGGGAACTGGAGAAAGCCCGGCAGGCCGCCGCCGCCCTGCAGACCAAAACCAACAGCCTGCGCCTGAGCGTGCAGCAGCAGCGTGAAGCGCTGAACGCCGCGGGCATTTCCACCCGGAGGCTGAGCAGCGAGCAGCAGCGCCTGAGAAGCGAGGCCGCGCAGGCCACGCTGAGCCTGAGCCGCCAGCGGCAGGAGCTGCAGCGCCTGAATCAGCAGCAGGAAAGGCTGAACCACATCAGCGAGCGCTACCGCCGCGGGCAGGCGCTGTCCGCGGGCGTGCGCAACGTCGGCGCGGCCGGTGTCGGGGCGGCCACCGTGGGCGCCGTGGCGGCGTCGTCAGTGCTGCGCCCCGGCTACGACTTTGCGCTGGCCAACTCCACGCTGCAGGCCACGCTCGGCGTGGATAAAGCCTCGCCCGAATTTCAGTCGCTGAGGACGCAGGCGCGCAGCATCGGCGACAACACCGCCGCGTCGGCGAACGACGCCGCGCAGGCGCAGATCATCATCGCCAAATCGGGCGGCACGGCTGACGACATCAGGGCGGCAACGCCGGTCACGCTCAACATGTCGCTGGCCAACAACCGGACGATGGAAGAAAGCGCAAAGCTGCTGATGAGCACCAAAAACGCCTTCGGCCTCGCCAACAGCCAGGTGGCGCACCTGGGCGACGTGATATCGGCAACGCTGAACAAAACGGCGGCGGACTTCGACGGCCTTAACGACGCCCTGACCTACATCGCCCCGGTGGCGAAAAACGCGGGCGTGAGCGTCGAGCAGACTACGGCGATGATCGGCGCGCTGGCGAAGGAGGGCACCACCGGCAGCATGGCCGGGACGGGCGTGCGCGCCATGCTGCTGCGCGTGCAGGCGCCGACCGGCGAGGCGTTCAAGGCGATTAAAGAGCTGGGCGTGAAGACCTCGGACAGCAAAGGAAACATGCGCCCGTTCTTCACCATCCTTAAGGAAATGCAGAAATCCTTTGAGAAAAATAAGCTCGGCACGGCGCAGCAGGCGGAGTACCTGAAGACCATCTTCGGCGAGGAGGCCGCCTCCTCGGCGGTCACGCTGATGAAGGGCGCCACGAGCGGGCTGCTGGACGACCTGACGAAAACCTTTCAGCAGTCGGACGGCAGCACGGGCGCGCTGGTTAAGGTGCAGCAGAACAACCTCGGCGGCGACTTTAAAGAACTGCAGTCGGCGCAGGAGGCCATCGGCACCGACCTTTACGACCAGCTCGACGGCACCCTGCGCCAGCTGACGCAGGACACCACCGCATTTTTGCTGACGGTGGATAAATGGATACAGGCCAACCCCGAGCTGGCTGGCGGCATCGCCAGAGCGGCCGTGGCCGGGCTGATTTTCGTGGGCGCGCTGGGCGCCATCGGGCTGATTGCGTGGCCGGTGATGGCGGGCATTAACGCCATCATCGCCGGGGCCGGGCTGCTGGCCACCGGATTCAGCATCGCGGGCGGCGCCATCACCGGCGCGCTCGGGCTGATAACGCTGCCCGTGGTGGCCGTTGCCGCCGCCATCGTGGCCGGGGCGCTGCTCATCCGCAAATACTGGGAGCCGATAAGCGCCTTTATCGCGGGCGTGGCGGAGGGCTTCACCGCCGCGATGGGGCCGATCGGCGAGTCGTTCGGCACGCTGAAGCCGGTGTTTGACTGGGTGACGGAAAAGGTTAAGACGCTGTGGGACTGGTTTGGAAAGCTGCTGGAGCCGGTGAAATCCACGCAGGCGGAGCTTGCCACCGCCGGAGACATGGGTAAAAAGTTCGGCACCATGCTGGCCGACGCGCTGAAGATTCCGGGGCAGGCGCTGGACCAGCTGCGCAGCGGCATCGACTGGGTGCTGGACAAGCTCGGCATCATCGACACCAAATCGGACGGCCTGAAGGACAAAATCCCGGAGCATGACGACGCGGTACCGGGCGGCCTGCAGCAGAGCCTGAACGCCACCGGCGCGCCGTACAGGCCGGTGATCACGCCCGCCGCCAATCCCGGTTACAGCGACCAGAGCCAGAACAGCTACCAGTATGAAATCAACATGCATCCGGGCATGACCAAAGACGACGCGCTGGCGCTGATGGCAGAGCATCAGGCGCGTGAGCAGCGCAACCGGCAGGCACAGCAGCGCAGTAAAATGGGATGGGAATAAACATGATGATGATTTACGGCATGATGCCGTTTATGCGCCAGACGCTGCCCTATGCGGAGCTGCAGCAGAGCATCGATTACCGCTGGCCGACCAACAGCCGCGTTGGTCAGCGGGCGTCGGCGCAGTTTACCGGCGTGGGCGATGAGAAAATTACGCTGTCGGGCGAGCTGCGCCCGGAGATTACCGGCGGCGCCGTCTCGCTGCTCACGCTTAAGCTGCTGGCCGACGAGGGCCGGGCGTGGCCGCTGATTGGCGGTAACGGCACCATCTTCGGCATGTACGTGGTGGAGAACTACGCGACCACGCACAGCGAGTTTTTCAGCGACGGAAGCGCCAGGAAAATCCTGTTCACCCTGAACCTGAAGCGCGTGGACGAGTCGCTGACCGCCATGTTCGGCGACCTGAAAAAACAGGCCGACGGGCTGATAAGCGGCGCCGGTAATCTGCCGGGCCAGGTCACGTCGGCCATCAGCAGCGCGCAGTCGGCGGCAGGCAATCTGATTTCATCCGTGGGCGGGTTTTTATCATGACGGGCATCAGCAGCCTGCCACTGCAGGCCGGGGCGCAGCTGGCGCCCGACTTTATGCTGACGGTGAACGCAAAGGACGTTACGGGCAACCTGCGCACGCGCCTGCTGTCGTTGTCGCTCACCGACAACCGCGGCTTTGAGGCCGACCAGCTGGATATCGAGCTGGACGACGCCGACGGCCAGCTGGCGATGCCGGTGCGCGGCACGGTGCTGAAGCTGTTCCTCGGCTGGAAGGGACAGCCGCTCACCGGCAAGGGCGAATTCACGGTTGACGAGGTGGAGCACCACGGCGCGCCCGACACCCTGACCATCCGCGCCCGCAGCGCCGACTTTCGCGGCACGCTCAACTCACGCCGGGAGGTGTCGTATCACGGCACCACGCTGGGCGAGGTGGTGAAGCAGATAGCCGAGCGCAACAAACTCACGCCTCAGCTGGCGGAAGGCTTTGCCGGGATGACGGTGGCGCACATCGACCAGACGCAGGAAACCGACGCCAGCTTTCTGACGCGGCTGGCCACGCTGTACGGCGCGGTGGCGGCGGTAAAGGCCGGGCGGCTGCTGTTCCTGCGCCCCGGCAACGGCGTAACCGTCAGCGGCAAGCCGATCCCGCAGCTGACCCTCACCCGCCAGGACGGCGACCGGCACAGCTTCAGCATTGCCGACCGTGGCGCCTACACCGGCGTGTCGGCCAGCTGGCTGCATACCAAAGACCCGAAGCCGAAAAAGGTGAAGCTCAAACGCAGGCCGAAAGAGAAGCACCTGCGTGCGCTGGAGCATCCGGCCGCGAAGAAAAAAAAGGCAACCACTACCAAAACGCCCGAGGCAAAAGAAGGCGACTATCTGGCGGGCAGCGAGGATAACGTGTTTACGCTGACCACGGTTTACGCCACCAAAGCCGCCGCCATGCGGGCCGCAAAGGCAAAGTGGGACAGGCTACAGCGCGGCGTTGCGGAGTTCTCGATCACGCTGGCGATGGGGCGTGCCGACCTGTTCCCGGAGACGCCGGTGCAGGTGAGCGGGTTTAAGTCGGTTATCGATGCGCAGCCGTGGCTTATCAGCAAGGTCACGCACAGCCTGAACGGCAGCGGTTACACGACGACACTGGATTTTGAGGTGCTGCTTTCTGATGTGGAATATCAAGCTGAAAGCGACGATGAAGAAATTGATGATGAAAAAGCAAACTAAAGTTTGCAATATCAAGTTTGGTTATTAAAATGCAAACATCTTCCGACCTGTTTGCTTCAGGAATAAACACAATGATGCATTGCCCGCTGTGCCAGACCGCCGCTCACGCAAAGAGCAGCCGCTATATTTCTAAAGAAACCAAAGAGCGTTATCACCAGTGCCAAAATATCAATTGCAGCTGCACCTTCAAAACTCATGAGTCAGTTGCAGCAATGATTGTCTCGCCGGGGACAGTTAATAAGGTGCCGCTCTTTACCAGCCATGAAAGGCAACCCTCTCTGCTGCACTAATTAAGCCCGCAAATGCGGGCTTTTTCATGTATGTTTTCAACCGAATAAACATTGATAACTGTTGTTATATACAGTATTTTTGCCCTTTTGCCGGGGGCATTATGGCGATCAGAAAGCTAAGTACAGGGAAGTGGTTATGTGAATGCTATCTCAACGGACGAGAAGGCAAGCGCGTCAGGAGGCAATTTAAAACTCGCGCTGAAGCCATGGCGTTCGAGCAATACACACAGGAAGAAACCAAAGCGAAGCCTTGGCTGGCTGATAAAGAAGATACTCGAAAGCTAAGTGAGCTAATAGATCTCTGGTACAAGCTACACGGCTGTTCATTAAGTGATAAGAAAGGGCGACTCGGTAAGCTCAACATCATCTGCAATGGAATGGGTAATCCTATTGCATCCACTATTACCGCCCGCGATTGGGCCCACTATCGCGATCGTCGTATGCAGGGGATGATTGCAAACGGATATAAGACCAGCCAGAAATCCCTGCAGGTATCAGCAGGAACCATCAACTGCGAACATGCCTTCTTGCGCGCTTTATTCAATGAGCTGGAACGGCTCGGCGAGATCAACTTTCCCAACCCGCTGAAAAATATCCGTGAGTTCGACCAGCCAGAAAAAGAGATGGCCTGGTTAACAGAAAGCCAAATTGAAAAGCTCTTTGCTGCTTGTGAACTGCACGGCAATCCTGATCTCACTCTCATCATCAAAGTGTGCCTTTCGACCGGCTGCCGCTGGAGTGAAGCGGCTAACCTCAAATCTACCCAGCTCTCGCCTGGCAAAATTACCTTCATCAATACCAAAGGCAAAAAGAACCGCACAGTTCCTATTAGCGCAGATCTCTATCAACAGCTCAGCACAAAAGAAGGGCGGTTTTTTGCTGAATGTTACCGGCAGTTCTACCGAGTGATTCGCCTTGCCGGTATTGAATTGCCGGAAGGGCAAATGAGCCACGTACTGCGCCACAGCTTCGCGAGCCACTTTATGATGGCCGGAGGCAACATTCTGGTGTTGCAGCGTATTCTTGGCCACTCAGATATACGCGTTACGATGCGCTACGCGCACTTTGCGCCGAGTCATTTAGAGGATGCTGTGCACTGCAATCCTCTGGCGATCATGGCGCAAAAGAGTGGCGGCAAAATGGCGGCAGAGGTTCCGGCAGGGTAGAAGAGAGTAGAACAGGATAAGCGTTAAGTGATTGTTTTTGATGTAACTTACTGTTTTATAGTGGCGAACAAAAAAAGACCGAATACGATTCCTGTATCCGGTCCAGGGAAATGGCTCTTGGTGAGCCGTGCGCTAAAAGTTGGCATTACGCAGGCGTCTTCGCCTTACAGCTAAACTGTAGAAGAG